AAGAATCAACTTTGGTTGGACCACTTATCAATCAAGAGTCCGTAGATAGAATGCAATCAGTATTAGAACAAGCCAAAGCAAAAGGATACACAGTTCACGGTGGCGAAGTTGTTGAAGGTTGTTCTGTTAGACCTGCTATTGTTGAAGCAACAGAACAATGTGATTTAATTAAGACAGAAACATTTGCACCCATTTTATACGTGTTAAAATATTCAGATTTAGATGAAGCAATAAATATTCATAACGCAGTTCCGCAAGGATTAAGTTCTTGTATATTCACTGACAGTGTTCAAGAAGCAGAACTTTTTACATCGGCAATAGGTTCCGATTGTGGTATTGTTAACATTAACATTGGACCAAGTGGTGCGGAAATTGGCGGTGCATTCGGTGGTGAGAAAGACACTGGTGGTGGACGTGAATCTGGTTCTGATGCATGGAAACAATATATGCGTAGAAGCACAGTCACAATCAACTACGGAAAATCATTACCATTAGCACAAGGAATTAAATTCGGAGACTAAAATGCCAAAAGGCTTTTATAAAGATCCTGAACTTAAATTCGATCTTGTTAAAATGCAGTCAGCATTACAAGACGTAGACTCACGTGTGGCTAGACAATCGCCGTTAGGTGAAAGAGATATTAATGCAATATGTCTAACTCAAATACCAAATGATCCAAATTCAATTACTGGTGGAAATGTAAGAGGATTGTATTGGACTAAACCAGACAGCACGTATGAAGAAGTTCAGAGAGAAGAAGTAATAGACGAAGTGCAGTATTCAGAATTTGTTAAACTGTTCGAAGACACATATTTCAAAGAAATGTATGATGCAATTACCAAAAGATACAAACTTGGTAGAGTTCGGTTGCTTTGGAAACTTCCTAGAACAACATTAAGTTGGCATAGAGATCCAGAACCAAGATTGCACATTCCAATAGTAACAAATTTTGGTGCTAGGATGTGTGTCGATACTGAAGTTCGTCATATGCCTGCGGATGGATCTGTATGGATCACAGACAATACCAAATATCATAATGCGTTCAACGGTGGAGAAGAAGACAGAGTTCATCTTGTTGCCACTGTTTTGGATTGTGATATGTCTATATTTGAATAATTTGGTAAACCACTTTCCCAAAAAACCTTGACTTAAAGTACCTAAGACTGTATATTAATATTATTATGTTAAAAACGATAACAAATATCTTTAGAGGAGATATCTCAATGACAAAAACAGCAACGATCCAGAACAAAGTTGAATCTGCGTTATTATCTGGTGCGGCATTAACATCAAGTGCTATTAAAAATAGATTTGGTGCTGGTAACCCACAAGCAGTAATACAAGCATTAAGATTCAAAGGTATCCCTGTATTCTTAAACACTAACAAAAGAAGTGGTGTGAAAGTTTACAGAACTGGGAAAGCACCTAAATCAGTAGTAGGCGCTGGATACAAAGCGATTGCAAAAGGTTTAATTAAGTAATTAACTTTTATAAATTGATTAAAATAGGCGGCTTTATGTCGCCTATTTTTTTGACTTGACTTTCAGATCCTTTGCCTATATAATTAAAAAATAAGGAAAAAATTATGAGTGAATTTAAACAAGGCATATTCAATATGCTTAAAAAATTAGGAACAAGCAGTTTAGCACTTGCCCTGATCTATACTTTGGGACATATCATAATTGCTATGGCAGTTGTCAGCATGATGACTGGTGCAAGTCTTTGGGAGGCTGGAGCAGTTGCATTGATTGAACCTAGTATAAATGGCGTTTGGTTCTACGTTTTACACAAAGTTTGGCGTAAATTCAGTGGAAATCCTAAAGCACAAGCATTCGACGATTAAAAAAGCCGCATAAACACTGGCTTTTTAAGCCTATCTTTTTGGTTGACTTTTTGGTACTATAGACACTATAATAGTATTATAAACAAAAAGAAAGGCACCATGCAAAAACAAATAGAACAATACATAGAAAACATTAAGCAAGACTACGTTGGTTGGGGGAACCCAAAAACGGGAACAGAAAAAACCGTAAGAGACAATATGGTTAAAGAGTTCTGTGAAAGTATCTCAGTTAAACCGGGCAAGAAGTATATTAAGGTTATGACTAAGATTGGTACTAGCAATTCAGTTCATTCATTCATAGCAAGTAAAGACTTCACAACTTCTAAAGGTGTGCAGTTTAAACAAGGTGATATCCTAAAAGCGGCAAGTTGGGCATTACCGGCTTTGAATGCTCCAAGAGGTAACATTTTTGGTGAATACGTTGTAAAATGGACTGGTGCGTGTTATATGGACGGTCAAAAAAGATTAATAGTTTAATTAACAGGAAAGGGCAACAATGCAAACTCAAGAAAAACAAGTAGTTAAATTTATGAACCATAAAGTAGATCCAACATACATTTGGCACACTGCCAAAGATGCGGCTGTTAAGGCAGTTGATGAATATATGAAGGATAAAGAAGAACCTATGTACTGTGGTTTCGCAAATGTAAAAGTGAGACCTGCAAAAGGTAAATTCGTTAATTTCTTAAAAACACAAGGAATTGGTGATATAGCATACAAAGGTGGTTGGAGAATATCTTACTACGACATTATGCCAAAAAGTCATCCTTGGAGATGTACACAATCTATGAGTATTAAGGAAATTGGTTGTGATGCATTCGCAAGTACTTTGGAATCTTTTGGTTTAGATTGTATAAGCGAAAGTAGAGCAGACTAATAATAGGTTGACTTTTTTGGACAAAGAAAGTAAAATTAAGAATAACAAAAGGCAAACATAAAAGGCAAGAAAGGGCACAATGCAAAACACAATATACGTTCTGGAAGGTTCTTACAGAAACAAATTAATAGAGAACCAATCGTTTCAATTACTAAAAGCATATCAACCACATCCGCACAAGGAAGGTGGATACATCACAGTTAAGATAGATCCAAAAGACTTTCCTGGAGCAACATCAGACAAGATTAAGGTAAACGTGGTAAGCGAGAATCAATTGAGAGATTCCGCTCCTGAACAACCTAAAGAGGAAAGCGATGCTGAGACAGTTGAGAGAATGAGAAAAAGATTCACAATTTTAGACAGCATGACAAAGGCTTGTAAAAAAGGTGATGTGAGAGCGATGATTGTATCAGGACCTCCAGGTGTTGGTAAGAGTTATGGAGTGGAGACTGTATTAGATAGATATGGAGTTGTATCTACACTTGGTAATACGGCACCAAAGTATGAAGTTGTTAAAGGTGCTATGTCGCCAATTGGTTTATATTGTAAACTTTACAATTTTTCAGGTGCTGATAATGTTTTGGTGTTTGATGACTGTGATAGTATTTTATTAGATGATTTGAGTTTGAACATACTTAAGGCGGCACTTGATTCTAAAAAGACTAGAAGAATATGTTGGAACACAGACTCCCATATGTTAAGAAGAGAGGGTGTGCCTGATACTTTTAACTTTGCTGGTTCAGTAATTTTTATTACAAACATTAAATTCGATAATGTTAAGAGCAAGAAGTTGAGAGACCATTTAGAAGCATTAGAAAGTAGATGTCATTACATTGACCTTACAATTGATACAATTAGGGAAAAGATCCTAAGGATCAAACAGATTGTTAATGACGGTATGTTAAAGAGTTATGCACTACCAAAAGACACAGAAGAAGGTATTGTGGCTTTTATAGATGAATACAAAAGACAATTAAGAGAAATAAGTTTGAGAACAGTTCTTAAGATTGCGGATTTGGCGAAGTCGTTTCCAGAAAATTGGAAAGAAATGGCAAAACAAACTGTTTTAAAACCTGTATAATGGAGTTATAATAATAATTATGAGAACACAACCACAAGACGTTATTGCAAAACTAGAAGCAGACAACAGTAGACTGGCAAAGGAGAAGATATTGTTAGATGCTATGAATGAAGGACTTGATGAGTTCTTCGAAGGCTTAAAGATGTGTTTGGACAAGTTGTACACATTTGGAGTAAAACAAGTTCCAACAAAAGATGAAGTTGTAGCAGGTCAAGGTTGTCCTTGGAATGTATTCAAGGACCTAGCAGAAAAACTTTACAATAGAGAATTGACTGGACACAATGCCAGAGATGCTATTAACCTTGTAATGAGTTCAGCGACAGCAGAACAATGGAATGGCTTCTATAGAAGAATATTAATTAAAGATTTGCGTTGCGGTGTTTCTGAAAAAACTGTGAACTCCGTTGCAAAAAAGAACAAGTTTGGCAAGTACATGGTGCCCGTGTTTACTTGCCAACTTGCCCATGATTCAGCAAACCATGAAAAGAAATTAGTGGGTAAGAAAATGTTAGAAGTAAAACTAGATGGTGTAAGAACTTTGGCTATCGTGCATCCAGATGGTAAAGTAGATATGTTGAGTAGGAATGGAAAAGAGTTTACAAACTTTGGACACATACAAGATGAGATCTCCGCAGTTGTAAAACAAGATCCACCACCATATCCTTTAGTGCTAGATGGTGAGGTAATGAGTGAGAACTTCCAAGACCTAATGAAACAGGTACACAGAAAAGGAAGTGCTGATGCCAAAGATGCAGTGCTACATTTATTTGATTTCATACCATTAGAAGAATTCAAAAAAGGTAAATGGGACAAGACACAAACATTGAGAACTGCCATGTTAAAGGCTTGGTACCAAAAGCATGAAACCAATTTAAACGCCGTTAGAGTGCTGGATCATGAAATTGTGGACTTAGACACACCCGAAGGGCAAACGACGTACACAGAGGTGAATAAAAGGGCCGTACAGGGAGGATATGAGGGTATTATGATTAAAGATCTCGAGGCTCCATATGAATGCAAAAGAAGTCATGCTTGGCTAAAACTAAAACCATTTATTGAAGTAAGTTTGGAAATTAAAGCAACAGAAGAAGGTACTGGTAGAAATGTTGGTAAATTAGGTGCTTTGATTTGTGAGGGTGTTGATGATGGTAAAAAGATTAAAACTAATGTTGGTTCTGGTTTGAGTGATGACAACAGAGATAAATTTTGGGAAAGCAAAGACAAACTTATTGGTCAGATTGTAGAAGTGAGAGCAGATGCAATCACAAAGAACCAAGACAGCGAAGACACTTATTCTTTGAGGTTTCCAAGATTTATGAGATTTAGAGGATTTGACTTAGGAGAGAAAATATGATATCGGAATATGAAGCAATTAAGAAAATACTAGACTCTAACCATATCACAGATATTGATGATATAGAATATGGTGGAGAATGTTTTGATGAACTAATGGACTATTTCGCTGATGAGATGCCATATGGTGTTAAGAAAGCAAGAACAGGTATGCCTGATGAATGGATCTATGACAAGTTGATTGATCTTGGATTTGACAAAGAAGAAGA